GCTTCTGCAGCACTTGCTCAAACAAATATAGATAATGCTTTTAATGCTGTTACATCTACAGCTAATACACTTGTTCCTGGATCTTCAGCTACAGCCTCTTTTAATACTACTACTAAAGTACTTACACTAGGTATTCCTAGAGGTGACACTGGTGCACAGGGTATTCAAGGTATTCAAGGCCCTACAGGAGCTACAGGCCCTCAGGGACCAACTGGACCAACTGGTGCTACAGGTGCTACTGGTAATACTGGAGCAACAGGAGCCACAGGTGCAACGGGTGCTACAGGTCCTGGAGTAGCAGCAGGAGGTACAACTGACCAAGTATTAGTTAAAGCAAGTAATGCGGACTATAATACAGCTTGGAAGGCTGTGACAGGCACAGGCAGTGTTGTATTAAGTGACAGCCCAACAATTATAGGAACTGTGGATTTAACTGGAGCTGGTGTTGTAGATGTTACAGATGTAGAAGGTGGACTAGTAACTATTGGCAGGGATTCATTAGAATTAAATGCGGGCACTTTTACCACAATTAAAGGAAGCGTGCAGTTAGGTGGTGATGTATATGATGCTATTAATATAAATTCGCCTTTGAACATAAATACTCAAGTCACGGTAAGTGATTATGCTAGCCTTAATGGTGGTGCAACCATTAGCGGCACTCTACAAGTTCCTGCAATTTTAAGTTTAACAGGTTCAACAACAAGCAATCAATCAATTGCTACAGCCCAAACTACGGGTTCACTAACAATTGGTGGAGCAAATGCTACTGGCACAACAACTATTGGGCAATCTACCGCCACACACACTTTCAATATTGCAAATGGTACGCTTACAACACTTCGTGTAAGAACTATTAACATCGGTGTGGCTGGGGCTAGTAGCTCACTTACGAATACAACAATAGGCACTACTGGAGTTTCAGGAACAGCAAGAAGCATTACTCTAATTAACGGAACAATAAGACAACAAACATTTACAGTAGCAGGGTTACCAACAGGAGTTGCTGGAGCAAGAAGTTTTGTGACTGATGCATTAGCCCCTTCATTTGGCATGACAGTTGCTGGTGGCGGTTCTGTAGGTGTTCCTGTATATCACGATGGCACTTCATGGAGAGTAGGATAATGGCATTATTAAAAGCAGTAAACACAGTATTCGGCATTAACGCTAATTATTGGAATATATATTCAATTAGTGAAGATTTTAAAAATAAGTCAGTTGAAGTGGTTATCAACGGCTATGTAAGCAAAGAAGTGCGAGATGAAAACCTTAATCCTGTTGCATGGCAAAACCTTACATTTGCTGGTGAAGACTATATTCAAGATGCTACTCGTAAAGCAGTGTATGAGAAGCTAAAGACAACCGAATTCGCTGATGCACAGGATGCTTAGTAATGACTCCAGATGAACAAAAAGAAATTCATAAAGAAGCTATCAAAGAAGCTATATCTGAATGGTTAGATAAACAGTTTATTGCTTTAGGTAAGTGGACTCTTAAAGGCCTATCTGCAATGGGATTAGCTGCTCTTGTTTATCTGTGGGCTGCTTCACATGGTTGGAATATTCCTAAGCTATGATTAGTTCTCGTAAACTAGAAGACTTACATCCAAAGGTTAAATCTCTTTGTGAAAACTTTATTAAGAATTGCGATAAAGTAGGTATTGATGTATTAATTACTTCTACTTATAGAGATGCAGAGTCACAGAATGCGTTATACGCACAAGGTAGAACAACTCCTGGAAATATTGTTACAAATGCAAAAGCAGGACAATCTCTTCATAATTGGAGAGTAGCATTTGACTTTGTACCTATTGTAAATGGTAAAGCCATTTGGAATGACAAAGCTCTATTTACTAAGTGTGGAGAGATTGCTGAGACTCTTGGATTAGAGTGGGCAGGTAGATGGACTAGATTCAAAGAAATGCCTCATTGTCAATTTACTGGTGGCTTAAGTCTAAAGGACTTTCAACAAGGGAAAACTTTATAATGGATCCGATTACCATACTAGCGGCTTTAGGGCCAGTAGCAGTTGACCTAGGCAAATCTCTTATCAATCGTTTCATTGCACCAGACCAATTTAAACCTGCAACCATTGAGCAATACGCTCAGATGAAACAAATTGATTTAGAGTTCTTTAAAGTAATGAATGAGGCTGGTGGAGGCAATCCTAGCTATCCGTGGGTTGAGGCTATCATTCGCTTAATGCGTCCTACTATTGGAATCCTTGTATTAGGTACATGGGCTTATCTAGCCTTAGCAGGAGATGGTGTAGTAAACGAACAAGTATCTAACTTCGCTTCCGTTGTAGGGTTCTACTTGTTTGGTGAACGTAGTTTATTTTATGTTAAAGGAAAAGGAAAATAATTATGCCTATGGTCGGAAAAAAGAAATTCCCTTATACAGAAAAGGGTAAGAAGGATGCTGAAATGTACGCTAAGAAAACTGGTATGAAAAAAAAGGTAGCTCCTAAAAAGAAAGCAATGTCTAATGGCTACTAAGGACTCTAGATTACAAAGGGCAGGGGTATCAGGTTTTAATAAACCAAAGGCTACTCCTAGTCATCCAACTAAATCTCATGTAGTTGTAGCTAAAGAAGGTGATCAAGTAAAGACTATTCGTTTTGGGCAGCAAGGTGTTAAAGGTGCTGGGGCTAATCCTAAAACTGCTTCTGAGAAAGCCCGTAAGAAATCATTTGAAGCTAGACATGCTAAGAACATTTCTAAGGGTAAGATGTCAGCAGCTTATTGGGCAGATAAAGTAAAATGGTAAAAGCTAAAAGTAAAGTAAACGAAGCTAATAACTACACTAAGCCCAGTCTTCGTAAGAAGATCTTTGAAAGAATCAAAGCAGGTAGCAAAGGTGGAGACCCAGGAGAATGGTCTGCTAGAAAAGCCCAGCTACTTGCTTCAGAGTATAAAAAAGCAGGTGGAGGTTATAAGTAATGGCATTAGCTAAATCACAGAAGTCTTTAAAAAAATGGACTGATGAGAAGTGGACTACCTCTGATGGTAAACCTTCTGAAGGAAAAAAAAGATACTTACCTAAAAAAGCATGGGATGCACTTAGCTCTGGTGAAAAAGCAGCAACTAATAAAGCTAAGGCTGAAGGCAATAAAAAAGGAAAACAGTTTGTTAAACAACCAAAGAATATTGCTAAGAAAACTGCTAAGTATCGATAATGCAAGATAAATTCCAAACTATTAAAGACTCTGCAGAAGCTGACTTACTTACATTTATTAAGTTAGTAGCTCCACATCTTCTACTAGGAGGTATCCATGAAGAACTTATTCAATGGTGGAGTAGATCTGATGCTAAGAATAACCAATTAGTACTATTACCTCGAGGACACTTAAAAAGTAAGCTAGTGGCCTATAGAACTGCTTGGTGGATTACTAGAAATCCTGAAACAACTATTCTATATGTATCAGCTACAGCCGACTTAGCTGAGAAACAGTTATATGCAATTAAACAGATTATTGATAGCCCTATCTATCGTAGATACTGGCCTGAGATGATTAATGTTGAAGAAGGTAAAAGAGAAAAGTGGGCAGTTGCAGAGATTGCAGTCGATCATCCAAAAAGAAAGTTAGAAGGTATCCGTGATGCTACTTGTAAGGCAGTTGGTTTAACAAGTAACACTACAGGTTTCCATGCTGACGTAGTTGTACTAGATGACATTGTAGTTCCAGGTAATGCTTATACAGAAGAAGGTAGAGATAAGGTTGCTGCTGCATTCTCACAGCTAGCTTCTATTGAGAACCCAGGGGCATTTGAATGGGTAGTAGGTACTAGATATCATCCTAAGGATATTTATAATACTATGGTCTCTATGAAAGAGACTATTTATAATCCAGATGGGGATATTGAATCTGAAGAAGAAGTCTATGAGTTATTTCAAAAAGTAGTAGAAACTAACGGTGAATTCCTATGGCCTAAACAAAGTAGACCTGATGGGAAGTCTTTTGGATTTGACAATAAAGAACTAGCTAGAATTAAAGCTAAATATGTAGACAATACTCAATTTTATGCACAATACTACAATAATCCTAATAATTCTGAAAACTCAAGAATTAATGCAACTAAGTTTCAATACTATGAAAGATCTTTACTCTCTAATAGAGAGGGAGATTGGTATATTAAAGATAGAAAACTCAACGTATATGCAGCAATTGACTTTGCTTTTTCTTTAAGAAAGACAGCCGATTATACTGCACTAGTTACAGTAGGTGTTGATACTCTAGGTAACTTCTATATCTTAGAGATAGATCGTTTTAAGACAGATAGGATTGTAGAGTACTTTAATCACATTGTACAAGCACAACAGAAGTGGGGTTTTAGAAAGCTAAGAGCAGAGATTACAGTAGCTCAACAGACTATTGTAAAAGAACTCAAAGAGAGTTATCTTAAACCTAATGGTATTCCTTTATCTATTGATGAGTTTAGACCTACTAGAAACATGGGTGATAAAGATGAACGAATCAATGCAGTACTAGAACCTAAGTATGATAACTTACAAGTTTGGCATTATAAAGGTGGTAACTGTCAGTCTTTAGAAGAAGAGCTAGTAATGGTTCATCCTCCACATGATGATATTAAAGATGCTCTTTCAAGTGCAATTGCTATTGCAGTAATTCCTAAACAAAGAGCAACAGGATTTTCAATGGGTAGTAATATTATAACACACAGTCGCTTTGGTGGCGTAGCTTATTAGGATAATTATATGGCTGGTAAAGTAGCTCAGATTAAAGAAATTATTAGTAGAGAAACCCTTCCAAGACAGTTGACAGGGTTATATGAAACATGGCGAATCCAACGGATGGAGAAAGAAGCTGAATGGCGAGAGCTTCGTAACTATCTATTTGCAACAGATACTACTAAAACAACTAATAGTAAACTACCTTGGAAGAATAAAACAACTCTTCCTAAGCTAACACAGATTAGAGATAACTTACATGCTAACTACATGGATGCTTTGTTTCCTAATGACAACTGGCTTAAGTGGGAAGGTTACTCTCTAGATGCAGTAACATCTAAAAAGAGAACTGCTATTGAAGCTTATGTAAAGAACAAGCTAAGAGAGTCTAAGTTTAGAGAGACTGTATCTCAATTACTATTTGACTATATTGACTATGGTAATGTCTTTGCAGAAGTAACTTATGTTAACGATGTTAAAGTAGACATGGGTACTGGTGAAGAGACTACTCTATACAGAGGTCCTAAACTAGTTCGAGTTTCTCCTTTTGATATTATCTTTAATCCTACAGCAGCAAGCTTTAAAGAAAGTCCTAAGTTTACTAGGTATCTTAAATCTGTAGGTGAACTAAAGAAAGACATTGAGAAGCGTCCTGATCTAAACTATGACAAAGCTGCTTTTGATAAAGCAATTAAAGCTAGAAGAGCCTTATCTGCATTTAGAATGGAAGATATCCACAAAGCAGAAGCCTTCTTAGTAGATGGCTTTGGTACATTACAAGAATACTATCAATCTAATCTAGTTGAGATCCTAGAGTTTGAAGGTGATATCTATGATGAAGTTAATGATAGATTACTTGAGAATAGAATTGTAACTATTATTGATAGAAGTTATGTAATCAGAGATGTTGAGAATCCATCATGGTTAGGTAAAGATAGTAAACACCATGTAGGTTGGAGAGAACGTCCAGATAATTTATATGCAATGGGTCCTTTAGATAATCTAGTAGGTATGCAATATCGAGTAGATCACTTAGAGAACTTAAAAGCTGATGCACTAGACTTAACTATTCACCCTCCAATTCAAATTACAGGGGACGTAGAGCCATTTACTTGGGGTCCTAATGAAAGTATTCATGTTCCAGAAGATGGAGGCGTACAGCCCCTTAATATCAATTCTGCAGCATTCCAAGTAAACAATGAGATTGGTAATTTATTGCAGATTATGGAAGAAATGGCTGGAGCTCCTAGAGAAGCTATGGGTATCCGTAGTCCAGGTGAGAAAACAGCATTTGAAGTACAGCAGTTACAGAACTCTGCAGGTAGAATCTTCCAACATAAAGTTAATAAATTTGAGATTGAGTTCTTAGAGCCTATTTTAAATACTATGTTAGAGATTTCTAGAAGATTTGCAGACATTGCTGAAATTACGAAAGTAATGGACAATGATTTAGGTGTAGTAGACTTCTTATCTATCACTAAAGATGATATTACAGCTAAAGGTAAGCTTCGTCCTATTGGAGCACGTCACTATGCGGCTAGAGCACAGCTAGTTCAGAATATGTTAGGTTTATTTAATGGTGCATTAGGCCAATACATTACTCCTCATATCTCAGGTAAGCGTTTAGCAAGCTTAGTAGAAGAATACATGGGCTTTGAACAGTATGACTTTATCCAAGAGAATGCAGCTATCTTTGAACAAGCTGAAACTCAACGATTAGTACAACAAGTATCTCAATCTTTACAAGAAGAGCAAGCAGTTCCTGTAGAGGAAGACCTTATTGGAATGACTAAAGAATAAATATTTAGGCAAATAGTCAATAAGTACTTGACAAGCTAAGAAAGTTATGGTATAATAGTCTTATGGATTTAAAATCTGAAAAAGCAAAAGAATTATCAAAAAGTCAAGTTTTTTCTGAACTTAGAAAGTATTTAAAAGAACAGATTGAACTCTCTCAAAGAAAGACTTTTGATGAGGACTCTTTTAATAAACCTAGTTGGTCTGAATACCAAGCATATCAACTAGGAATACAAAAGAGTTTAAATAAGTTAGTAAATTTAATACCTGACCAAGGAGAATAGTAGTGCCTGAAGATAATATATTTGATCAAACTACCACGAATGATCAACAAACTAGTAACCCCGCTCCAGCGTTCCAAATCCCGACAGAAGCTTTGGATTTCGTAGGAGATGGTAGAAAGTATTCATCAGTAGAAGATGCTTTAAAATCAGTTCCTCATGCTCAAAAGCATATTCAAACTTTAGAGTCTGAATTAGCACAAGCAAAAGAAGAACTAACTAAACGTAGATCTGCTGAAGAACTTCTAGAGGAAATTAGATCTGAGTTAACAACTGAGCATACCACTCAAGCTGTTGCTTTTGATGAGTCTAAACTAGTTCAACTTGTAGACCAGACTTTAAGTTTAAAGGAAAAACAAAGAGCTGCTGAACATAATGCTATTAAGGTAGCTGATAAGTTCACTTCATCCTTCGGTGATAAAGCTCAAGAAGTTTATAACGCTTTAGCTAAAGACTCTGGTATGTCTGTACAAGAACTCAATGCATTAGCTGCTAAGTCTCCTAATGCTGTTTTAAAATTAGCAGGTCTTTTAAAAGGTGGAAGTATTCCAAGTAGATCTTCTGGATCTGTAAATACTGAATCCTTTAAATCATCAGATGCTTCTACTCTATCCGCTAGAGTTCCTAGAGGTGCTTCCACCAAGGATTTAGTAGCCGCTTGGAGGAATGCTGGTGAGAAAATTAAACAAAACTCAATTTAATAAGGAATAAAAATGTCACAAACTACTCAAAATACACAAGCCTTTACCGAGGCACAACAGTACTCACAATTTATCTTGGAAAACATCCATGACTATCTTCTTCCAGAAGGTATGTGGCGTGATGTTTCTGACTTTGGTTCAGGTACAACTCTTAATATTAAAACTGTAGGTACAGTAACTATTCAGGATGCTGCTGAAGATACTCCACTTGTATTCAATCCAATTGATACAGGTAACGTTACTCTTTCAATCACTGACTACGTTGGTGATGCTTGGAAAGTTACAGATGACTTGCGTGAAGATGGTTCACAAGTAGATACATTGATGTCTATGCGTGCTATGGAATCTACACGTGCTCTAGGTGAAAACCATGAAACACGTTTCCTACAAGTAGCTGGTACTGCACAAACTGCAGCTAGTGTTAACTTGGTTAACGGTCGTCCACATCGTTGGGTTGCTGGTGGTGCTGGTGGTACTACTCGTGTTATGACACTAGATGACTTCATTGCTATGAAATTAGCATTTGATAAAGCAGGTGTACCTGCATCTGGTCGTATGGCAATTGTAGACCCAATCGTAGAAGCTACATTAAACAGCTTGACTAACATTGTAAACGTTTCTAACAACCCAATGTTTGATGGTATTGTAACTGATGGCTTTGCTCGTGACCATAAATTCGTTAAGAATATCTTTGGTTTCGATATCTGGACATCTAACTACCTACCTGTTAAGACTGCTACAGAAGCTATTGATGCTTCAGCATATGGCTTGGCAAACGACACTGCTGAAATCGGTGACGTAGCTAACATCTTTATGTGTGTAACAGATGACTCAACTAAACCAGTAATGCACGCATGGCGTCGTCAACCAAAAACAGAAGGCTGGAGAGAATCAGAAGAACGTGCTGATAAATTCCAAGTTACTTCTCGCTTTGGTTTCGGTCTACAACGTTTGGATACACTAGGTGTAATCTTAACTAGTGGTTCTGCATACTAATCTAAAATAGAGGGGTAGAGATACCCCTTCTTATCTATTTAAAATATAAAGGAATAAAAATGACTTTTGAAATTGATGCAAAACGTGGCGTTGCAAACCACTACGGTGCTCGTACTCCTAACCAGAAATTTGGTGGTGAAGCTAGTGATGAATTAGTAAAATGGGCTATCTGGGACTTTAAGTATAACGATCTACCTACATTTGGTTCTAATAACCTACAACATGTAATTCCAGCAGGTGCTACTATTGTTTCTGCAGAGTTGATTGTTGACACAGCATTCACTTCTACATCAACTACTACCGATCTTGACATTGGTTTGTATACAGCTGCTGGTGTAGCTATTAATGCTAATGGTTTGATTGCAGCTGCTCAAGCAACTCAAACAGCTATTGGTACAGAAGGTAACTTAATTACTGGTGCTGGTGCTCTAGTTGGTAAAACAATTGGTGCTGCTGCTGGTGAACTAAAGGTTACTCCTACAGTAGCTGACTTGACTGCAGGTGCAGGCCGTATCGTTGTTAAATATGTTTACGGTAAATAAGAAGTAGACTTAAATTGAGGGAGACTACTTTAGGGTAGTTTCCCTTTTTAATACTTAGGAAATATAATGACAATTCAGCATAAAGATATTCCAGAAGCACAATTACATGAACCTAAAGGAGTCTCTACAGCTACTGCTCGTAAAGTGTATGTATCTAATGGAGCAGGTACAGGTTCTTGGCAATATGTATACCCAGAAGGCACTGCCTCTGCAGCTGCTGGTAAAACCTTTATTACAGATGGAGCTGGTGGAGGTTCCTTTGAACTTCCTGCAGGTAGAGCCCATGCAGAATTATATATTACAGGTGGAGTAACCTTATTCCAACTAAATGGTAATCAGGGTATTTATATAAAATTAGATCCTAATACAGATTGGAAGCAGGGTGAAATTAATCTCCTTACTACTACTCCAAATGATGGATATATTACACTAACTAAAGCAGGCACATATCAAGTTAATTTTCATGTTATTTTTTCAACAGCCTCAGGTACAGGTTCTAATTCAGTATACTACTTTAAGTGGCTACTTAATAATGTAGAATCTACACGAAGTGTACATGCACATAAAAAGGTAACTGGAGTAGATCATTTAGATACAAGTGCTAGTTTCTTAGTTACAGTTGCAGCTAATACTACTCTTGCTTTAGCTATTGCTGGTGATCCTCAAACTGCTGGTACTAATATTATAGTTGAAGAAGCTGGCCTAACTGCTGTCTACTTAGCGGAGTAATATATGTCTAAAATGACCCTCTTAGAAATGACACAGAATATCTTATCAGAGATGGACTCTGATGAGGTAAACAGTATTTCAGATACTACCGAGTCTTTACAAGTAGCCCAGATTATTAAGAATACCTACTACAACATTGTAGATGGTAAAGACTTCCCTTGGCTTAAAGAACTATTCCAATTAGATGCAAGTGGTACAGTCCTTAGACCTACTCATATGAAGATGCCTTCTGACATTGTAGACTTAGAGTGGATTAAATATAATACCAAGAGAGTAACAGACAATAAAGATATCTATACTAAGATTATGTATAAACTCCCTGAAGAGTTCTTAGAAGTGGTAGATAATAGAGATAGTTCTATTTCAACTGTTCAAGTAGTATCAGATACCAGTGGTGTTAAACTAAATATTCATAATGATAGAGCTCCTCAATACTTTACATCATTTGATGATGAAACATTAGTGTTTGATGCTTTTGATTCTGCAGTTGACAATACACTACAGAATGCTAAAACAAAATGCTTTGGTAAAAGATCAGTACCTTTCTTAATTCAAGATTCTTTTATTCCAGATATGCCAGTTCAAATGTTTAGTTACTTATTTAATGAAGCTAAGTCTGTTTGTTTTGTATCTCTTAAACAAGCTCCTAACTCTAAAGCAGAACAAGCTTCTATCTCTTTAAAAAGAAGAATGAGTCAAGAGGCTTGGCGATTAAAGAACGGAATTTCTTTCCCTAACTATGGTAGAAAATAATATGCAATTAGTAACAGCTAATGGTAAAGAAATTAAGATTGTAATCGATCCTAAAACAGCTCACTATAAAATTCAATTTACTTCTGGAGGAGAACTTCCAGATGCTTTATCAGGTCTATATACTACAAGTGACAAGGCTGCTATTGCAGCTATTACGTATATTGAGTTGGGTAAAGCTAAAGCAGAAAAGCAAAAGACTTCTAAACCTAAGGAAGTATAATGGCCTTAACCTCTGAAAAACAATATAATACCTTTGTAAAGGGGCTCATCACTGAGGCTTCCCCTTTAACATTTCCAGAGAATGCTTCTATTGATGAAGATAACTTTGTACTTGAAAGAAATGGAAGTAGGTCTCGTCGTCTAGGTGTAGACTATGAACCTTTATATGGTTTTAAAGATACAGGTTATAGTGCTGCAGTTCTAGCTACTGCTAAGATTTCTTTCCATAAATGGACTAGTCCTAGTGGTAGTACTGATGTTTCTATTGGTGTAATTAGAGTTCAAGATAGACTCTGGTTTATTAACCTATTAGCAGAGACTCCTTCAATTTCCTACTTAAACAGCGGTAATTATATTACTGTATCAGGTTTAGGTACTAATGAGATTGATACTACAGTAATTAATAATAACTTTATTATTACTTCTAAAGGCTTGGCCTTACCTATTATGTTGGTTTATAATAGTACTTTAAATGTAATTACTCAATCTAGTATTACTCTTAAAGTTAGAGATTACTGGGGTGTTGATGATGGTCTTGCTATTAATGCTAGACCTAGCACTATCTCAGTTACTCATAGATATAATCTAAGAAATCAGAACTGGAGAGATGCTGATATAAACAGCACTAAGACTTCTATTGCAGTCTATCCAGCTAACTCTGATATCTGGTATTTATCTAAGTATGCTAATCCTTCTAATGCAGAATATAATACCTATAATCCAGGTATTTTAGTAAGTACGAATACAACTAATGCTCTTGCTGCTAGAGGCTCTGCAATTATTGATGCTTTCTATAGAGGACAATCTAGACAAGCTTTCTCAGGTATTACTGGATTACCTTCTGATATTGAAACAGGAGCAATTTCTACAGTAGCTTCTTATGCAGGTCGAGTGTTTTACTCAGGAGTTTCTTCATCTGTTTCTTCAGGTGATATTAACTCTCCTAACTATTCAGGTTATATTTTCTTTTCACAAGTAGTAACCTCTAATGAGAGTTTAGGTGCTTGTTATCAACAGTTAGATCCTACTGCAGAAGAACTATCTGATTTAGTAGACTCTGATGGTGGTACTATTCATATTCCTGATGTAAGTAAGATTATTAAATTAGTTCCTTCAAAGAGTTCTTTACTAGTCTTTGGTGAGAATGGTATTTGGGAACTTTATGGAGGTGGTAGTGGCTTTAGAGCAACTTCTTTCCAAGTAAGTAAAGTATCTTCTACAGGTGTGGTTAATAAGAACTCAATCATTGAAGTCAATGGTTCTTTCTTAGTATGGACTAATGCAGGTATCTATTCTATTACTGAGAATAATGTTGATAGTCGATATAAAGCAGACAATATCTCTTTAACTACTATTCAAACATACTATAATAACTTATCAGAACTAGCTAAAAAGTATACTAAAGCTTTCTTTGATGAGAAAGAAAATAAAGTACGCTGGTTGTATAATGATTCTGAAACTTATTCAGAAACTAATTATCCTAACTACTATAATAAAGAACTAGTTTTAGACTTAACTCTTGGAGCGTTCTATAAGAACTCTTTCTCTAGTTTAGCTACAAACTCTCCATACATTGCAGGATATATTCCATTTCCTGGCTTCTCAGTACAAAGTACAGAAGTAGCTGTTTTCTCAGGTAATGACAATGTATTAAGTTCTACAGATGCAGTTACTGTACTAGATCCAATTGCTACTGCTCGTGGTACAGTGTTTGGATACTTAACATTTAGAGGTACTGCATTTACAATTAGTAAATACCTAAATACTTCTTTTGTAGATTGGAAGTCTGCTGATGGTACAGGAGCTCTATATACCTCATACTTAATTACTGGTTATGAAACCTTTGGTGATACAGTAAGAGGCAAACAAATTCCTTATGCTATCTTTTTCTTTGATAGAACAGAGAACGGCTTTACACAAGTTAATGGTAATTTACAAATAGATAATCCTTCTTCTTGTATTGTACAAGCACAGTGGGATTGGGCTAACTCTGCTAATAGTGGTAAATGGGGAAATCCATTCCAAGCTTATAGATTCAAACGTAACTACACTCCTACTGGAGAGGCTGATCCATTTGATTATGGTCTTAGAGTTATCATAACTAAGAATAAACTAAGAGGATCAGGCAAAGCCTTAAGTTTAAAGATTACCTCTGAACCTAATAAGGATATGAAATTATTAGGATGGAGCTATAAAGTAGAAGCTGATCAGTTCCCATGATTATGCTTTATGAAGAACCTCAAGGGTATGTGGGTGTTACCTTTGATGATGAAACTAACCTTTGTTATATGCATGTAAGATTACATCAATGGAGTGTTTCAGAATATAAAAGATATCTACGTATCTTTGAAATTATTAAAAGACACCTAAAAGAATTAGTTCCAGAAGTATATAGTACATGTAAGACAGAAAAAGATTTTAAGTTTAATAAGTTATTTGGATTTGAAGATACAGGTTTATTTGTAAGAACTAAAGTTGGAAACATAGAAAAATTAGGAGTGCTTAAATTATGAGTGATTTTTTTGATGGAGTCGTAGAGTTTTTTACTGGTAATGAAGCCAGAGAACAAAACGAAAGAGCTACTAGATTAGCAGAACAACAAGAAAGAGCTAGACAACGTATGGCTGAAGTAGATGCTGAACGTGCTCGTAAACGTGCTCTTAGAGAGTCTACTATTGCTAGGGGTACTCTAGTTAATACTGGAGCAGCTGCAGGTGTGATGATGTCAGGTACTTCTAGTATTGTTGGTGGTCTAGGATCATTATCTTCTCAAGGTGCTTCTAATATTGCATCTATCAATAGAGAACAAGGCGGTGCTAAAGAACTTGGTAATCTAGGTACTCAAATTGCTGAAGCTCAAAATAAAGCCTATGCAGCTCAAAGTAAAGCAGCTGCTGTTGGTAATATCTTTAGTCTAGCTACTAGTGCTTATTCAGCAGGTAAAAAATAAGGAATATTTGTGAATCAATATCCAGAAGATTATGTACCACCCTCAGTAGAAAACATTGCACCTGTTTATCCAGAGAAGCAAGCTTCTGATAAAGCCTTTTATACTGCTAGGTCTTATAGTAAAGATCCTGTAAACGACTTTAAAAAGATTAGAGGTGAGTTATCTCAAGCAGGTAACTCTGAGCTCTATGACATTGCACAAAAGCAATGGGTTAATGAACAAGCTGTAGATAATAAGAATGCTATTATCTCTCTTATTCAAGATCCTACTATTGAAAGTAATGCTAAGAAAGATGCTCTTATCTCTTACTCTTTAGGTGGGTATATTTCTTCTGATATTAAAGATAAGTATATTCAAAAGACTGCTAAAGAAAACTTTAGTGAATCTCCTGATCAGGTTAGAGCACAAAAAGCTCATGCTGCTTTAGTTCCAGAACTTACTAAGAAGTTACAAGCTTCTGTTGCTAAAGAGAAAGTTAATCAAGGTTCTGCTACATTTAATGATTATCTAGGTGCTGCTGCTTTAACTACAGCGGATGTTGGTATTGGTTTAGGTGCAGGTATTCTTGGCGTGCTACAAGCTGTTAAAGAATGGGATGCTGTCTCAGGTCAAAAGCTTGCTAGAGAGTTATCAGAGAAAGCTAGAGCATCTAGTTTTAAAGCACTTAATCCTTCTAAGAAAGCAGAAGAACTTAATAATACTGTATTACAATCTTTATCTGTTTTAGGAATTCCTTCTGAAAAGATTGGTGAATGGGTCACTGAAAATACAGGTAGTGCTAACACAGGTATCACTTCTAAGATTATCTTTGATCCTCTTAATTACATTGGAGTAGGTGCTGTAGCTGCTGGTACTAAAGCTATCTCTACTGGTGTAAAGTCTGCTATTAAGTTAGGTGTTAGAAAAGATGCTCCTATTCTTGCAACATCTATTGCTAATCCTAATGCAGCAGTTTCAGCTCTTAAAGAAGGCTTCAATGATTTATCAGGTGAAGCATTTAGTTCTTTAGGTACTAATAAAGGACAGACTATTTATGATGCTGTTCTTCCTAAGATTCTTTCTAAAGAAGAAGAAAAGTTAATGCCTGACTTGGCTAATTACTTTAAACAAAGAGATGCTGAGTTTCAAGAAGTATTTAAAGGCAGTCGCTTTGATGTGAATGCACAGCCTTTAGCTGAAGCTAGAATGAATGATCTTAACTTAGTCAATGAAGTACTTCAAGATAGTCGTGCTTCTGGCTACATGCAAAACAAATCTTTCTTTTCTAATATTGATGGTAATAAGTATGAAGGTATTGCTGTCTATGGAAAGAGTGACAAATATTTCTTTAGTTCTTTAGATGAAACTGTTGAGAAGTATAAAAGTTTAGAAGCAACTATCAAAGATCTTCCTGATGAGTTCCGTAAATCCTTATCTATTGTAGATAATATTACAGGTAAAGAGTATGTAAATCGTACTGTTAAACCTAATGAAAATCTATTTACATTTAGTGAGATGCTTGCAGATCTATCAGGTAAAGAAGGTAGAAATCAACTTTCTGTAAACTGGGCTTGGGAAAAGAACTATGATGAAGTAGGTGCTTTACTATTTGGGCCTGATGCTGTGTCTTCAAGTATTTCTTTAGGTCCAGGTCCATTAAAGAATATTAATGTTTCTGCTATTGCAAGAAGTCCTGCATCTAACTGGTTTCTAAATCCAGGTTCTTTACCTAAGTGGGTAGAGCAAACCTTTGCTAGACATGCTCCTAGAGTAGCAAGAGATCAGAACATTATCTCTAGAGACTTTACTTCACATATTGCTAAAACTAAACATCCTAAAGAATTAGATGAACTTGTAAGACAAGCTGAAGAACTTAGAGTAGATCATTTTACTTTAGATGATATCTCTACTAAGTATCCTCATTTAAGTCAACAGCAAGCTAAAAATTTATTTACTTCGTACTCTACTTGGAGAAGAACAACTCATTATTTACATGCACTAGCTAACCTAAAGCAAAGAAGAGACCTATATACAGACGGTTTCACTAGAGGTTTATTTATTGATGGTAAGTATGCTGAACCTATTAATCCTAATTGGAAAGTAGAATCTATTTCTAGTATTCCTAATACAGTTTGGGATTATGATTTAAACATGCCTATTAAGTTTACATTGAATGAAGAGAAGATCTTAGAAGGTACTTATGATATTGGTGGTAAAAAGCTAGTACAATTAAAGAACCCATATAGACATGAAGATACAGGTCACATCTATGAGTTTGCTATTGTAGGTGGTGGTAAGGCTTCTATTAGTTTACTTCCTGAAAGAGTAGTTCCTCGTACTCCAGGGTATTCACCTATTAAAACTACAGAACATTTCTTTGTTCAAAGGACTCCTAAAGAGTTGAATATTAATGGTGTAACTGTTAATGATCCTCAAAGATTAGCAAACTACACTGAGACAATTGGTGCTACAGGTAATAGAAAAGAAGCTTCTAAATTATTAGAGGCATTTACTGCTAAGAATCCTGATCACGAGTTAACAATTAAACAAGACAACGCTGTTAACTTTAATACGATTGTTGAAGATTTACAGACTGCAGATAACTTAAATAGACACGCTATGAAGAGAGGTGAACGTTTACCTTCTTTGAATGGTCCTGCTAGAGTAGAAGATAGAATGGTTACTCTTCATAAAACTATTAGAAGTTTAGTTAGTCAGAATGCTTGGGATCCTTTTGAAAAGAACTTTAAAGAAGCTTTCGTAGAGTCTTACAGACCTTACTTAGCTAATGGAGAGTTCCCTAGAATTATGTCAGACATCATGCCTTCTCCTAATGCTTCATTAGAAGTTATGAAGACAGTAGATGAGGCTAGAGCTATCTATAGAAAATATGCCAAGATGAAGTCTTTTGGTACTGTAGAAGATCAGATTTGGCAAAAGGGTTTACATTTACTTGCTGATGCTATTGATGGATGGAGAGTCCCTTCAGAAATGGTACGAAATGCAGGTAATAAAGGTGAATCTATATTTAGTATGGGTAAGAAACTAGCTTCTGTATTGTTCATTAATCTAGCTCCACAAAGACAATGGATTGTTCAGATGTCTACTTTGCTAGAGATGGCAGCTATCTATCCTATTAATGCTGTGAATATCTTTAGAGATACTCTAGCATACAGAGGTGCTTTAATGGCTGAATCTGAGATGCTTGCTGGTATTAGTAAAGGTAAGTCCACTCAGTACTTCCAAAAAGCTTTCTCTAAGATGTCTACAGAGGATCAAGTTGAGTTTCAAAAGACTTTGACTGCTATTAAAAAGTCAGGTTTACTAGAGTCTATTGATTCTAACTTACTAGTTCAAGGTGTATTTACTGATTTAAATACTCCACTAGTACGATCAACTGCAGAAAAGGTAGCTTCAGTTCCTGGTGATGCAGCTAAGGCTATTTCTACAGCAGGTAGAGCTATTGGCTTTGATCCTGCAGAATCTACAAACAGATTAGGTCTATGGCTAGTTGCTAAAGATCTTTGGAAAAAGAAAAACCCAGGTCAAGATTGGTCTACTACTAGAGCTATTGAAGAGATTTCATACGAAGAGTTTAGACTATCAGGCTCTATGGCTAGAGCAGGTGCCTTGGCATATCAAGAAGGTATCCTAAGTTCTTTCATGCAGTTTGCTGCGGTAAGTCAAAAGCTTACAATGAATCTTTTCCAAGACAATGCTACAATGCTTACTAACTCTCAAAGAGCTAGACTTGCAGCTGTTCGTTTGTTAATGTATGGTCCTAGATTTGGTTTACCTGTAGGTGGATTAGTAGACTACTACATCAATAGAACAGATAATGATGAAACAAAAGAGCTTCTTAAGAATGCTGAAAGAGGTCTTTTAGATATGGGTTTAAATGCTCTTCTTAAAGCAGTAACTAGTGAAGATGCAGATGTAAACATTGCTAAAGACTTCTCTCCTTATTCTCCTATGGGATTAGCTCCTATTGAGACTATCTTTGAGATGTCTAAGGTATTTGGAGATAGACCTCAATCTCCTAGATTCCCATCTTTATCTGCTATTACAGCTGCAGAAGAAACATTTAGTAAGATTAAAGGTTGGTTTACAGCTAAAGAAATGAACACTATAGAAGACTATGTTAAAGCATTTAATGAAGTAGCTAAACTATCTTCAGGTTGGAATAACATTTCTAAAGCTGCAGTTATGTATTCTGTTAACGATAAGTTTACAAAAGCAGGTAGTCCTTTAGGTCTTCAAACAACTAGAGGTGAAGCCTTTATGCAGATCTTTGGTGTAACTACATTTAGAGAAGAAGACTTAATTAAAGCAGGTCAAGCTCTAGCTGAACGTACTCAAGAGATTAAAGTTATGGCTAAAGATATTCATAACACTCTATCTTCCATCTACAAGGCTTATCCTGAAGATGCTGATAAACAAGCAGAGTACTTGAACTCTTTAGTAAATGTACTTGATTGGTCTGAGCAAGATAAACTTGATCTATATACTGCAGTTCTAGATTTAGATAAGCAAGGTCAAGTTGATATGAATACTTCTGTTTTAGTGAAGATTCTACAGAAAACTGGGGATAGAAACTCAGAAGATGTTAATAAACTAAGAGGACATATCTTAAGTTCTCACAAATATGATCCTGAACTAAAAGGATTGTTTAATTTGATGCAAGGTAAAGGGAATCCATAATGGCAAATACACCTCAATTTTCAACAACTCTTTCTGAACCTAAGTATGATGCAGAAATTATTGTAAATAAACTAGCAGGTAGTGAAGGACCTTCTGTATTAGAAACTGTAGGTAGAGTTGCTAAAGCTGGTGCTGAAGGCTATGAAGCTTATAGAACTTATAAGATTAAAGGTATTCAAGAAGGTATCTCTAAAGAGGTTGGTTCTCTTATTGAAGAAGCTAACTTAGGTAGTCCTTCTAAAAGACAAGAGGTTCAGGATGAGAAAGCTACTAGTGAGTATCTCTTAAAAGCTATTCCTTCAGATGTACAAGCAGATGAGTATAAGACTCCTTTACTAGATAAGATTAAATCTTCTTTAGACTTTCTTACTAAAGCAGAGAGTCAACGTAGAATGTCACCATTTGAGTTGCAGTCTAGAGGCCTAGCTGTAGTTCGTAATGCTCTTTCTAATAATCCAGGTTATCGTAAAGAAATTCTAACTACTGTTGCTAATGCTTTTGAAGATCAGGGTATTATTGATCGTCTTAAGTATGATGATTCATTGGCTAAGAATGAACAAGAAGCTTTCCAAGCTCAACAAAAAGAGATCAGAAAGAATTTAGAAGAGCACCACATTCCTTTAGGACCTTTCCAAGTAAATGGAGTTGTAGATGTTGCTGCAGCTCAAAAGGTTCTTGACATGGATAATGAAAGTATCTATAAGTATACTCTAGCTGAGAGAGCTCTTAAGTCAGGAGATGTTGCTAATAAGATGCAAGTGCAAACTCTTATCTCTACTGGTGAGCATACTAAAATTAGTAATGGTCTTGTTAAGTCTGCTTGGCTTAAAGCCCAAGAGTTATTAAACTCAGGCCTTACTTATGATAAATTAGTCCCAGTACTAGAGAAAGAAATTGATACTTTTATTGAAAGCACTAATACTAGTTTTGGTAAAGTAAGCTTTGATCCTACTATCAAGGCAACTATGGAAGATACTCTTTCTAGATTAAAGACTATTAAACAAACTGTTAAAGATGCAGGTAGTTTAGAGAATGCTAAGACTTACCATACCAATGTAAACAATATTCAAACTATTGCCGAGACTTCTGAACTTAGAGAAGCTGTAGGAAATCTTCAGAAGTTTGATGTTATGCAGAAACTTTCTACAAATCCGTTTATTTCTAAGTTACTAGCAGATAATCAAACAGGACTTGTTAAACAAGTTCTTAAGAATCTTTCTGATATGGGTAATGGTCTACGAGTTGGTAGAGAGCATCTAGCTCCTATTCAGAATGGTCCTTCTGCAGCAGCTATCTCATTTGAGGCTTCTAGTGCAGCTATTGCTGGTGGTAATACTCAAGGTTCTAGAGCTTTTAATATTACTACTGGTGATAGAATTAATGCTATTAATACTTTAGAGAATGTAGATCAAAGATTTACTGCTTCTGAAGACTATATTAAACAGTTAGCTGATCCTAAAAACTTAGGTGGTATTCAGGCTCTTGATGCAGAGACTAAGACTTCTTCTTTCAATCTTATTTTAGATCACTCTAAAGCTTTATCAGGCTCACTTAAAAAGCTTACAGAGAAAGAGGGTGTAAGTTTCTCATTCGATGCTGATGGTAAATTGGCTCTTAGTGGTGTAACTAGACAAGACAATGCTGATATTGTTAATCGTATTAATACTGATTTAACAGCCTTTGCTAATGTAAGAGGGCTATCTACTAAGCAAGCAAGCAATGAGTTTTTCTCTAATGTGTATAGTAATGTATTTAAACCTACTGAGGTTCCTTCAATGGAATCTGAAAACAAAGCTAAAGCATTGAAACTAATGCCTAGTTTAATGAGAGTTGAAACTAATAATAGACATACAGATGCTTCAGGTAAGTTAATTACTTCTCCTAAAGGAGCTGAAGGTATTACTCAAGTTATGCCTGCTACTGGTAGACGTCCTGGCTTTGGTATTACTCCATTAGATTACACTAAGAAAGGTGAAGCTCTTAAGCAAGAGTATATTCGTTTTGCTGAAGACTACTTGACAGCTTCTTTAAATCTATTTAATGGTGATGAAAGTAAAGCACTAGCTTCTTACAATGCAGGTATTCCAGCAGTTCAAGCTGCAGTTGCTAAGGCTAATAAATCAGGTAAACCTGCTGAGTGGGTTTCTTACTTACCTAAAGAAACTAAAGATTACTTGACTAAAGCTAATCTTCCTAGTAATACTGATTTAAATGCTTCAGTAGCTTCTTTAAGAAAATCTCAATTAGATATTAAAGCTTCTAATCCTGATGTGTATAAATCATTATTTAATGATAGTAATGTAGAGATGGCTAAAGATATTGCTTTGGATCTTAAAGAGAAGTATAATATTAATGCTTCTTATGAAGAGGTTTTCCAAATTCTAGAGAAGTCTAATACTCTTGATAAGAACCCTAGTGCTTCTCAAACTAAAGAGGCTGATGCATACAATACTGCTAAGTTAATTTTAAATACCCCTGATTTATATAATAGGTATTCTCCTAAAGATCAGGAAGCTATTGCTAGAATTGTTGATAAACCTTTAGAGGGTGTCTATCCTGAGGAGTTCTTAATGTTAGGTGGGCTTGTTAAAAAGGTAGCAGGTAAAGCATTATCTGCATTTGCTAATAGAAATATGCCAGGCTATGCTAAGGTGTTAGAGAAGGCTTCTGAAAGAGTTAAGAATGTAACTCCTAAACCTGCAGCTTCTTCTGTTAAGTATGAACCTACTCCTGTTAAGAAATTAATTGAAGAGGCTAAAAAGAAATATACACCTGAAGAAAACTTAAGATCTTCTGTAGCTAGAGCTGCTGAGAAATTAGCTAAAGACAAAGCAAAACCAATTGAAGAGTCTGCTAGAAGTGTTGCTGCAAATGCTGCTAGAGTTAAGAATGCTAAAGCTAGAGCTGCTAGAGCTGCTAAAAAGGCTGAAAACAATGGCTAGTTTATTTGATAGTTTTGGGGAATTTCTTTCTAGTACTTTTGGACAGGCTCCTAAGCCAACAGGTAGAGATGCTATGTCTGTTGCTGATATTCAAAAAGAGAAACTAGATTATCAAGCAGAACCTATCTACTTTCAGAGAAGAGATGACTTTGGAAAAGTCCCTACAGATAGTCCAGGAACTAAGTTTAATAGAGCCCATATGGATGCTATTATCTATGCTCGTAATACTGGAGTATCTATGGGATTGTTTTCTAAAGAAGATGGTGATATGTTCTTAGCTACTCAATTAAGAGAAGCTAGGAATGACTTCGGAGTTAATCCTTCTAAACCTGATGGTACTATGCAGACCATTTCTATTAATCAAGGTAAGACTCGAGAGGCTGCAGGTAGGCTTTTTGGAGTAGGGCCTGAGTATGATGATCAACGTAAAGTTGTTCAAGGATTAGAATACTTTCCTGCTGATATAACTAAAGAAAGAGGTGCAGAAGTTCTTCCTAAAGTTAAAAGAGCTGAAGTTGAAAAGATGTATTCACCTTATACTTCTGATAAGATGACTCCTGAAGATTACCAATATAATGCTAAACTTGCTTTGCTTACATATCTTTCTAAAAAAGATAAAGGAGAGTCAGCTGCTAAAGTAGCAAAAGATTGGAATGGTAAAGGTGTAAATAAAGAATTAGGTGCGAATGCAGATACTCACATTAAAGAAGTTCTGAAAGCGAGAGATGATTTGTTACATGAGAACAATAAATCGTTGAGAGAGTACATTTCTGAAAGATTGAGTGATGATAGCTCAATTTATAAGATCAAGTCTAAAAAGTGACCTTCACAATCGCTCTATAACAAAAGAAAAAGGGGAAGCTAATGCTATCCCCTTTCTTTTTAACTAAAACTCAATAGAGAGCTTGCTAGATATGTCTATGAAGTTTTCTCCATAAAAAACGTTAATCTGATGATTAAAAGGTCATACATTAGGTAATTAAACTCATCATCCTCATGTAATTCCATTCCTAGCATAACTCCTGTAATAAATCCTATATTTAATCCCATACGTTTCTCCATATTAGATCTCACATGCTCCAGAAACACATGCTAATTGTTGAGCACCTTCTGTATTGTCATCTGTTTCAACAAAGTCAGACCAATCAATATCAGTTGGCATTTCTTTTAGCAGAACTTCATACTGTTCTTTAGTGATATCTTCATAAGGAGCTTGTTGATATGTATGATTAGAATGTGGTAAGAATGATACACCACTAATCTCATCAAAGTGTTTCCATACCCAAGCACCTACTTCAGGCCACTCATCATCTTTAACTGTAATAGTTACTGATGGTTTGTGTTCACACCAATGACGTTGATAAATCAACCATAGTTCTAACTGTTCAATTGCAGTCATAACGTCTCTAGTGATTGCACCTTCAGGAGCTTGCATAGGGAAGCTAAATACTGCAGTAGAGTCAGGACGATATGCTTCATCTTCTACTGGAACACCTTTATCCTTTAAGTACGTGTAGATCGGATCTTTCTTATCCATACGAATGCGTCGAATATAAAAATCATTATGTCTAGCGTGAATGCCACTAGCACTGTCCACCAACTGAGAGACTGTACCTGAAGGCTTAATACAAGTGATAGAAGCAGAAGCAGGAATACCAAGTTTTTCAGCAAGTTCTTCATTAGTTCCTCGAGCTACCCTACGTAGTTTATCTAGTAAATCTGCGTCAGGATTAATAGTAAATTTACAATCCATAATACCTGTTAGAGATACACCAAGTAAACGTTCTTCTTCTGTATTCTTTTTCCAGTCTTCACTTAAGAAACCAAAGTTAGTTAGTGTAGATTGAACAGTACCTAGGATAGTAGCTAATCGAACTTTCTTAGCTAGAGACTCATAGTTATCTTCTTTCCGTACAACCACTTCCGTAAGGTTGCAGAACTGTTTATCACGAAGGATAATCTCTGAGCATGGATTAGTTCCGTAGCTGTGAAATGGACTACGTCTACCCCATTTAGCAGCTTGAGTTTGAGCAGCAACTCGATTAAACATTCCTCGTTCACCTGATTTGGACTTAACCAAAGACAACCATTCTTCCATGAAAGTCTCACTGTCTGGCTTCTCTGTGTACGCAACTGAATTGTTTGCAAGTCCTCGATGAGGGTTATCAACATACCAAGCTCCCATTTTAGCTTCACGCATTCTACGATCTGTAAGATTAGATAGAGAGATGAGTGCTGAACGACGTACACCACCTACTACTACAATCTCACCAATCATACACATAATATCATGTACTTCTAAAGAAGTTAGTTTTCGTCCACTAGCTTCTGTAAATGTGTTAACCGTGAAGTCAAAGAGTCTCTTAAGAGGTTCAGGTCCTGATGCTCTTCCACCAAAAGTTTTAAGTCTTGCTCCAGCTGGTCGAACCTTTGAGTAATCAACCTCAGGGATATCTCCTTCCCACAAAGAAGAGAGAAGTTTTTTGAAGGCTTTTGCCCATCCGATTTTGCTGTCTTGTACAACGATGACATCATCTACCTTTCTAAGTTTCTCAGGGATAGCAGGTAGTTTAGTAATTTCTTGACGTTCACAAGAGAAGCCTACACCTGTACCATTCATAAGAATATATAATGCTTCACTGAATGCACGTTTATTATTTACTGCTAAGTATGAACAGTTGTAAGCTGAAATGTTATCTCGTTCACAAGCTTCACCTGCAGTCATTAATAATCGCATAGAAGGCATAACTTCTAGATTTAGAATGGCTTCTCGCAATTCATTCATCTCTACTGCTTCTACTTTATCGCCTAGCTTAGTATGTAGGTAGTCTGTAAGTCGTGTAACTGTTTGTTCCCATGATTCACGTTTAGATAATTCAGGATTGAACCTTGAGTATCTGCTTCTATGAATAATGGATTGATATAATGAAGGTAATTCCATGTGTCTCTTTCTATTTATTTATTTATATGTATGACCGACCATAGTAAGTGGTCTGCCTAGAGGGAGTCGAACCCCCAACCTACGGAGTAGAAATCCGTTGCTCTATCCAGTTGAGCTATAGGCAGTAATTCTTAATCAATCAAATCAGTTTCTTCATCATCTAGTCCTAAATATAATTCTTTAGTGACTTTGTCAATGTTATCGAGGACTTTGTCCTCAAAAGCATTTACTAAATCTTCTGTTGTTAGGTTTAGTAAGTCGATGAAATCGACTTCATTGATTTGTTCAATGATTTTTTCTTTAAGCTCGTTTAAGGTTAACATTTTCAAAGTCTTTTAGTAATTGAATAAAATGAATTGCCTTATCTAAGTCTTGAACTCCTCCCTTATTGCGCCATCTACATAAATACTTAATTGCAGTTGACTCAAGGTAAGGAATATTGTTTATAAAGCAGAACTCTACAGGTTGGATTTTAAATCCTTTATAGTGATCTCCTCCAATCTGTACTTCTAAAGCTTTAGATGACATTAACTACCCTTTCTACTTCACTATTACGTAAGTTTTTATTACCTCGGAACCAATTACCACAACCATTACATTGGAAACGTTGGAATTTACTTGCTGTAGTAATAGCATAGCCACGTTTCTGATAATGATTACCACCACAGTTAGGACAAACTAACTCATCTTCGTTAAAGATGGATAAGTTAATGTGATGTTTAATCCAAGGTTTAAATTTTTCATATACTTTTTCTAGAAGAACAACGTCATTCTTGTTATACTCTTCCATTAAAGCCCATGCTTTAGGATTGTTAGCCATACATTGGATCCAAAGATCATGACCCATATGCTCTGTCTTCTTACCTAACCCTAATGCTTGTGACACATAGTCAAGTTTATTAGAAACAAATCGGAATTGTTTCTTAGCTACTTGAAGTAAATCAATATGCTTTACTGGACTAGGAGGAGGTAATCCCATTAGTAGAAACTCTTTATTAAGAGTTGGCATATCAAACTTAGTACCGTTGTAGTGAATTACTGCATCTGCTTCATCAATAAGAGTATGAATTTGAATTAACATCTCTTCTCTAGAAGAATTAAATACACTGTTGAAGTGCATCTTCTTATCACCTAACCACTTAGCTGCAAAGCACATTGTATAAGACGACTCTAGAAGTTGATTGATACCTACGTTCTGTTGCCAAATGCCCCATACATGAGCTGTGTTAGGACTTGTTTCAATATCTAATAATAAAATCTTAGCCATATCCTACATTCCCATTCTGAGCTACTGCCCATTGTCTATCAGGATTATCCCAGTCTTCTGAATATTTAGTAGCTACCCAATCATCTACTAACCAAGGTCCACCTAATTGATTATAAGTTTTAGTTGCTATTGCAAAAGCTGGACGAACAGAAAACCATGTTAAGCTTCCTGCTGTCCTATACTTTGCACCTATATCAATTAGAGTAGCATTACGCAAGGGATGGTAATAATCTAATTGCTTTAGGTTTATTTCCATTAGCTAGGAACTCCACCTTTAGCTTTAAATAATTCTAATTCTTGTTCAATCTCATCAGTTGCTACGTTAATAATACCATGATGAATCAAAGACTTAATTGCATAGTCCATCAAGAATGCTGCCTCAGGTTCATCTACGTGAAAATCAAAATCAAGAGAACCATCCTTATTTTGCGTACAATTTTTTATAAGCACTTAGCCAATCCTTTCTAAAATCTAACCATTCAAACCCATTTTCTTCAGCCCACATACCATATGTGGTCTTGCTTCTTTTAGTAATCTTATTATCTGCGTTTTGGAATAGAAAGATAATTCTAATATCAGGATTACTTTCTTTAAACCATAACATCTTCTTACGTGTATCTAAGTCTAATTTTCCTTTAGCTTCTAGATAGAGTTTCTTTCTACCTGTTTTAAAATCAGGAGTATAGGTTCTATCTACAGCTGGTTGAACATATTTAAACTTGTCGGGCTCATACTTAGTCTCAGGAAAGTTATCCTTAAGTACAGCCCAGACTCGTTCTTCTAGTTTACTTTTGAAAACAGGCATTAAGTTGTAAGTTCCTTATATCTATCTAAATAATCTTTTCTATCAGACCGTAGTACCCAAAGACAACGTGCATTCATTAAGAATTCATCATCATTTAAGTAAGCTTGTCTTACAGAACTTAGCATTTCTTTTTCAGAAGAACACCCAGCTAATAGTTTGGTAGCTTTCTTAGGACCAATGCCATCGATACCTTTAACATTATCTGAACGATCTCCCTTTAAGCACTGCTCATAGAAAAGTCGTAATCCTTCTAACTCTGATTGCACTATATAAGTATCAGGTTTAGACCAAGTGCTTGTACCTATTGCCCATTGATAATGATTACCTGCTACTTGTAGTAAGTCTTTATCTAAAGAACAAATTGTAGTAGTTAAGCCATCAGTATCTTGGAAAATTCCCATCATGTCGTCAGCTTCATAGCCCTCATCAGCCACTTCAGCACTCATCATCTCAAGGGCGTAGTCCTGTAGCGCCCTTAAGTGACGAGGCTTCGCAGCAGTTCGGTTCGCCTTATACTCAGGGTAGATAGTCTTCCTAAAGTTAACCTTATTAGTAATGAAGGCACGATACTCAGTAGCTTCAGTCTTCATAATGATATTGTCTAGTAGTTCATTAGCCCTGTATTTTGCAATCTCAAAGTCTTCGTTCTCTGCTGACGCAGCACAACGAAAAACCACTAAATCCATATCAATTAATGCAATCATAACTTAGAATCACCAATCACTTTATTAAGAGCACCCTCAACAAGAATAGAAACAATATACCCAAAAACAAAACCTAAACCAAAAGCAAAACTATAACACAATAAATACTCAATCATACCAGTGCCTCCATACATTAAGGATAATATGGATACAAGTAATAATTTCTACTACTCGTATCCAATCTAATTTTTTATTCTGGGATGTCACTATCGAAATCTACCAGCTGATCTAATGCAGATGGAGCAGCAAATACATGAGCTTCAAATGATCGTGCTAACTTTAAGATTTCATCTTGAGAAGGAGGAGCCTTAGCACCTGCTGTCAATGTTGCAACTGCTGCACTAATACTAGACTGCCGAACAATGTACACTTGACGTTGTGCTCGTTCTTCTTTAGTTTCGTAGTTACTACCTGCTACTCGTGTACCGCCACCTGCACTTGTTGAAGCTGTTGGTTTACTATCTGCCACTGTTGATTCTCCTGTTACGTCTAAACCTGTCCACTGCCAATACCCTTTATCATCCTTCTGAGTAATGACATTTACTTCCTGCCCTTTAGTCCAAGCCTTTGCTGTATTAAAAATACTAGGATTACTAAACGACATTAGTTTCTTACTTGCTACTTTACCATCAGTACTCTTGTATGTTACTTCAATAGACTGATAACTACGTCCACCTGCACCAGCGTGGGTATTAGGTGTACCAACATCAATAACTGTAATTTGCATATGAATCCTTTTCTCACATTGGTAATAATATTATAACATATCTACAGGATATGTCAACTGTTTAGTACAACTTTATTCATATTCCCCCAATCAGAACCAACTTCACAGTCAACTCGCATTGGTAAATTAAAATCTACACCAAACATTCTTTTAAAGTTAGCAGGAACATCATTAAAACATTTGTCTACGATTGTTACTAACTCTGTAGTGTCCCAGACTTTATCATCAAAATCTAAAATGATAGAGTCATGCACTGTATTAACTAAGAAGACACCTTTTTTATCTTTTAACCTATTGCGTAGAGATACCCTTGCAATTGCCATAAGGTCAGCACCTAATCCTTGCACAGGATAATTGAGTATTTTTGTTCGAGGCCAGGTAATCCTATCACCTTTGATGTCTGGTTTGAAGTTATAGACTCTTCCTGTAGGCATGGTAAGTTTTCTGTCTTTCTTAGCGATATTGACAAGCTTTGTATGC